AAGATTACATACGCTTGTTTGATATCACTACCCGAACCTAAAGAACCCGTAGTTCTAACTCCCATTAATATTGGGTCGATAGTATGAGCAAAACAAATTTGTTCGGTATTTAATCCAGATGCCTCTTGAAATAACTTGTCGTTTGAATTTGTAGGTAAACTTTCAATCTTTGGCATTTGTTCCGCCGAGTTAGCAAAGAATGCTACGGCTTTTCCCGCGTTTTCAGCGCCTTTTAACTTGTCAATCGTTCGTCGTAATACATTCTTTTCCTCTTCGCTTTGTGGGCGCTTAGGAAACATCATAGCAAAAGATGGGAATACCGCGTTTTGAATGTTTGATTTCGCTAAATAACTAAGTTCACCACTTAAAAAAGCAAAGTTCAATGCCGAAGAATACTGCGGAATCGGATAATAATCCTGACCAATGCACGGCAACTCGTAAATAAACAATTGTTCGTACTCTTTATTTAACGGGTGGTAAGGCGTTATTTCTAAAACATCTATTCTCGATGCCCAATCCTCACAAATAAAGTAAGTTTTCCCATCTCGGGAACGTCTTAACTTTTCGGGCGATAGGTTGTCTATTTTAGTTAGCTTACCTTTTTCGTTAAAACATAGCTTAAAATAAACACGTGAATGCAATATAAGTTGTTTAGTAACTATTGGCGCTATCTTTTTTAACTTTATTTTGTTTTCAAAAGCGTATAATTCGACTTTTGCCTCATTGCTTAGTTTATCCGTAATGATATTAAACCCACCACCAATTACCGCATTGACTTTGTAGTCTACAATTGCACCGTGTAAAGGCGATGTGTAATACATTTGGTTAAGGATTTCGGGATAAAGGTTATCCTGACCGAAAGGAATGTAACCAGCAACCTGATAACGCCCATTTACATAAGGTAATGCGAGATTTGCACCGCCAACCTTAGCAAAAGGTGTGCTAAAACTATGATAACCTTCCACAACCTCGATAGACGTTGCTTCATTTTGTTTACTAAAAAAATTATACCACGCCATTAATCGTATATTGAATTAACAATTGCACCCGAAACAACCATACGCCCCTCTTCAATTACTTGACCCGTCGTATCTTCTATTGTTACTGGTGGTACTAATGATTCATAAACCGAATATGTAAACTGACCTTTTACCAATTCAACATCTACGGGTTCATCCAACAAGAATTGATTATATCTTTCTGGATATGCCGAAATATCAAGAGTAGTGAATAAAATTGGGTCGGATTCGGGATTCATTTCGTTTTGAAACACGAACAAATAATAAGGATTCGTCAAGTTACTAACTTCGCTTAACGTCAACACTATATTATTTACTTCGTCTTTGTTTATGTATATCACAACTATATTAAATTAGTTCGTCTTTTTGTTTAAAAAAAAAGCACCCCGAAGGATGCTAATTTTCTTGGAGAAGATACTATTAAATAACCGCTAAAACGGCAGCTTCTGTAACCTCATAAGCTAAAAACTCATTCTCAGCAGTTAAAGTAACGGAATACTTAGAACCATCCGCACGAGCAGTACCAGAACCCTCACCCGTTGCAGTCAACTGCATATAAGGGAAGTACCAATACTTACCGTTAGCGTCTTGAACAATAATAGCTAAATATTGTTGACCAGCACCCAATACTTTAATAGCTTGTGACTTAGATTGGTCACGACGATGGAACATCAACGTAACTACTTGAGTATAATAAGAAGAACCATTTACAAGGTCAATAGCAGCATCTTCTGTATACGCACCTGTATTTCTTCTAATTTCAAACTCAGTAAAGTTAGTTGGCGTTACTAAGTTAATTTGGTCAATTGTCCAGCCTAAAGATGTGTTTACATCTACGCTATCAATTTCTTCTTGTTGGTTTATCCACACTTTGTAGATACCACCTGAATTGTTGTCACACGACTTTACAATTCCTTCTAATGCTTCACACGACATTTTTATATTTTTTTTTATGTTTTACAAAAAAGGGTGGCGTTTATTGCACCACCCTCGAACCTATTTATTAACTTACTAATTAATCAAAACAAGCTGACCAAACAGCGATTTGAGATGGGTTAGTATAATAGAAACCAGCTTTAACATTCGCACGAGTACGGATATATGGCTCAGCTACGGTGTCAGTTAAGTTAACCGCTTTCAATGCTTTAGAATCACCTTCAGCGTCGAATGCATAAATTAAATCGTCTTTCAAAGAAGCTACGATTGTGTTGTCAGGCATACCCTCACAAACAACAACTTTAATTCCTAAGTAAGTAGATTGCAATGGAGCAGAAACATAAGTCAATGTGTTACCAGAAGCAGCAGCAAGTTCGTAAGCAGCAGCTACGTTAGAAGAAACACGGATTCTTAAATCAGTTTTTTTGAATCTAACCGATGCAGGTAAACCATTTACAACTGTGTTTAAAGTGTCAAGTACGTTTGTTGAATCAACAGCACCACCACCTGTAAAAGCTAAGTTAGCGCCATCGCCACAAAATTTAACTAAGTAACCATCACACAAAGCCAATAAAGGATTTACGCTTTCTGTGTCACCTTGCCATCTGATTAGTTCGATATCCTCTTCGATTTGCTTAGCCATTTCACCCCAATAGTAGTTCATAAATGAAGGTACTGAAAAGTCACCGTTAGAACCTTGTGTCATTTGCAAAGCAACGAATGATTGCTCTAAGTCGAACTGACAAATTTGTGCCATTGCAGAAAACGCACAAACATCGATTTCGATAGCGTCCAAAGTATCCGTAGGCGCTTCGAAGTTACACGTAGATGCTTTAAGGATTGAACCGAAAGCAACATTAGCCAATTTAGTTTTTGATTTAATACCAGGCAAAGCGCGGTAAGTATCAGCAACATCAGCCGTTAAATAAGCACGAGAATAGAACTCGTTAGGGTTAGGACAAAGTAACGCGTTTGCTTCAATGTCAAGGTCGAATTTTAATTTTCTTTCCATTTTTGTTTTTATTTGATTTTAGTTATTACTTAATTTAGTTAATGCGCTGAATTTTTCAGCAATACTCATTTTTACTTCCGACTTTAATTCGATTTCGTCTTCAGCTTTTTCTGCTAACATCTCTTCCATTTGAGATTTTAAGTCAGCAATAATTTTAAGAAGGTTATTTACTTGCTCTTCAAGTACAGGAGCAACGATAGCTAAAACAGCTTCCGCATCCGTAGCAACGTCAACCGCCATTTTAACTTCTTCTTTAACCTCTTCTTTTACTTCTTCAAGTTCTTCGGGTGCTGGTTGCTCATCGATAGGCTCAGTTTCAGTCGTAACATCTTCTTCAACTACCGTGTCGCTTTCCATAGCCACTTCTTCTTTAGGTGCATCCTTAATCTCGATAATCTCACCGCCTTTTACAACGTAGATTTTACCTTCGATTAGGTGTTCCCCATCTGGTAATTTGTTCATATTATATTTATTTATTTGATTACTTAATTTAAGACCTAAAAACCCTTCAATAGAAAACCCAACTTGGTCTTCTTTTACTAACTCGGAATAATAATCTTTATCGGTTACTTGCGCCGTAATCATTAAAGTGCCTTTAGGAACTTCAATTCCGAAAGTGCTAAATGCTTTATCTTCTTTTGGATTATCTACTATCCACGATTCAAGAATATATGCGGGAACTTGTTTAGCTTGGTCGTGTTCTAAATTAAAAATGTCGCGGTTTTTTAAATCCTGCATAAACTTAGCGTGTATTTGCTCGATAGTTTCCGCCGTGAATTGCACGTAGTATTCTCCCGTTTCATCGTCGCGTCTATAAATCTCCATTGGAATCATAGCGGGTGCTGTAATCCGATATTTTAAGTCATCTGAAAATACTAAACGCTCTGAATTAAACGCCATTCCTTTAACCTTAATAGCAGGATTTGATGTAAACGCTATTTGTTCGATTCCTAAATCTTCGCCATCGGAATATTCAGGGTCAATCGTGATTTTGTAAATAGGTAAATCCTTTGTCATTCTCACTATATTAGATTTTGTTTATATTTGTTCAAAAATTATAGTTATGATTGAAGTACTTGGAAGGCAAATTGCCAACAAAATGAATGAAATTACGGTTGAAGAATTTGAAAAGATTTCAGCTATTCACAACAACAAAGAACTCGATAACATCGAAAAGCAAATTAAAGTTTTCGAAGTTGTAGGAATAGAAGAGGACGAATGGGATGACTTTAATTACTTTGTTGAAAAGACTAAAGAGTTTAACACGGATAATTATGAAGCTAAAGACGCTATCGAAGAAATAGAAATAGACGGATTTACTTATAAAGCCGAAATGAAACTATCCGTAAAAGACACAAAGCTAATCGAGAAAATAATTGTTAAAGAAAATAAGCATTCGGTTTCGGATATTATGGCATTGATGTTTAAACGAACGGATTTAAGCAATACGGAACACTACGATTCAGCGCATTTAAAACACAAATCAAAGTTGTTTAGAACACAAGCCGCTGAAATTGCAATCCCATATCTTAATTATGTCACAACAACAATCTCAAACCACGCTCAAAAACAAGCTGCCGATAGCGTGGAATCAAATAACGATTGAAACATTTATTGAATTACGAAGTCTATCGCAAGAAGATGGGATGTTTAACTATCAAATTGATGTGCTTTGCACGTTATTAGATTGCTATCCAGAAGATTTTGATAACATTACATTAGATGAACTCGAAGAATTGCTATTAGAAGTTAAATTTATACGCGACGAACCTCATAAAAACTACAAAAATACTTTAGGTCAATATAAATTAAAGCCATTTAATAAAATTACATTAGGTGAGTTTATTAGTTTAGAAGCATATTTCTCTGAAAACTACATTGAAAAGCTACTTAATATTATTGCTATTCTTTATCGTAGGGTTCGTGTTAATGAATGGGGCGATGAAATACTTGAATCCTATAATTATCATTCTAATGATAGATTAGATTGGTTTTTGGATTTTCCAATTACGGATGTTTTTGGATTACTACCCGAGTATATTAAATTTCGCGAAGGGATAATAGACCAATATAAAAACCTAATGACCGAATCCTATGAAGACGATTTCGAAATAGACTCTAATATGGATGCCGAAGATTTAAAGGCGGTTGAAGAGGAAAAGAAACAAAAGAAATGGGCGTGGGAACAGCTTATTTGGATGTTGTGCCAAGAAGACTTAACTAAATTCAATGCCGTTTGCGAACTTCCGTTAATTCTTGTCTTTAACTTTTTAGGAATGAAAAAAGAATTGAATGTCTAATATTCAAGTTCACCCCAAAATTCACCGAATAACGGATTAAAGTCGTAAATTACATTTTGCTTTTTACGTAGCATTCCCGCAACTTGAACTAATGGATATTTGCCCGAAAGCCATTCGATATATTGCGCGTACATTTCAGAAATAATACCTTCGGATTCTAATCGTAAATTGAATGACCTAACAAGGTCGTAAGGTTCGATTGATATTGTGCCGTTATTTAAGAACCCAAAATAATAAGCCGCAAGTATTTCTATTCTTAGATTGCCTTCCGTTGTGAATTTAGCGTTAATACGTACAGAATCGTAAAGCGTACCCGTGTCTATTAATCCATCTTCAGCAATTACTCGCTTTAGAACTTTCGCTGCTTTATTTCTTATTTTGTACTTAAGTCTAAATTCTTTATCAGGCATATTCTATATTATTTTTAATCTTCGCTTTGTTCGGGAACTTGACAATCCGTGTAATTATTAATTGAACACGTTATAGTCATTAACCACCCCGCCGCATAATCTAATAAATCATTATTTAACGGTGTCATAGTTGGTACTCCTACAATATCAAAGCTATAATCGTCCGAGTTTAAAAACCAATTGTAAAGGTCGTTTAAAATTAAATGGCAATCACTTAAAATCACGTTTATGTTTGCTCGGTCTTTTTGTATAATATCAAAGCAATAGATTTCTAAATTAATCTCGGTAGTAAAACCCATTTCACTCGGAGCAGCATCCAACGGGCAAATGTAAACCAAAGGATATTTCTCGTCTTTAGTAGCAAAGTTTTCTAATTGCTCACGGAAGTCAGAACCTACTTTTTTAACCTGTAGGTGATTATCATAAAAATTAATAATCTTATTTATTAAACTTTGGTAACTTATCATAGTGTTGCGTTTTCGTTTATTTTAGTTATCTTATTTTGAGTGTTCGTTATTTCGGTTTCACTTACTACGGCGTTAACCGTTATTTCGTTTGTTTGTGTTTGTTGTGCGCCTACGTTATTCATATCGTTGCCTTGCCCAAATAAATTAAAGGCAGGAGCAGCCGTGCCAGTTGTTGACGATGAAGACGCGGCAGGAACACCACCACCACCAACACCACCACCACCCGTTGACGTGAATTGTGTTTGTGCAATTTTACCAATATTGACAGCCGATGTTGTTATAGCCGTAGCTAATGAAGCAATACCGAGCGGGTTAGGAAAAGGACCAATTGCTAATGGAGCGGAAGCTAAAGATGCGGTAACGGCTTTACCCGCGTCAATTATTGCCCCCGCTAATTGCATATTTTTATTAAACTTAAATTGTTTTTTAGCTAACTCTTCTTCTTCTTTGCTTCCTTTTTTAACTTTTGACATTTTAGCGGCAAAAGCAATATCACCAATGTTTTGTATCGATTGAGTTGTTTTATCAGCTAACTCTAAAGCGGCGTTTGCTGTATCTAATTGCGCCTGACGTTTTTTAGCTTCTTCTTCTTCTTTTATTTTAACACGAGCATCTGCGGCATCTTTGTCTATTTGATTTAAATCCGATTGGTATTGTGTTGTTAACGCAGCAATCAACGCTTGGTTTTCACCTGCTGCCGCTATTTCATTATCAAATTGTACCGCTCTTTTATCTTTTGCTAATTGTATTTTTTCATCTTCAGTTTTAGCAAGTAATTCTTGTAATTGTATTGCTTGTTTATCCTGAAGTTCATATTGCTTTATTAATCCCGCGTTATACTCTTCTAAAAGTTTCTTTTGTTTTTCCTTTTCCGCGTCTATAACGGTTTGTTCTTGTTTCTTTAGGTCTGCCTCTAATTGAAGTCTATAAAGTTCCGCTAATCGTGTTTTTTCGGCTGCCGTTAATGCTTCGTTTTTTTGTAAATCCTGCATTTGTCGGACGTACTTTTCATTTATCGTAGCTATCTCACGTTCGTTATCATTTTTAATTAATGCGATTTCTAAATCCGCTATCGTTCTTTGCGCGTTTAATCTATCTTCAGCGAATTTCTTTGCTGCATCCGCATTCGCTTTAGCTATTTTTTCGTTATTTTGTTTTTGTAGGTCAAGTTCCTTTTTAGCGTCTTCTTGTTTTTTAACCCTATCTTCAGCAACCATTGCATTTCGATTTCTACGCTCATCTAAAATAGT